GTGGCACGGACAACACGCCCCCTGACAAACACTGAAGTTCTGCGCGCTAAAGCGTTAGAAAAGGATCTAACGCTTCATGATGGCGATGGGCTTTTCCTGATTGTTAAAACCAGCGGGAAAAAGCTCTGGCGTTTCCGTTATCAACGTCCGGCAACAAAGCAGCGGACAATGATGGGACTTGGTGCCTTCCCCGCCCTATCGCTTGCTGATGCCCGAGGGTTAAGAGCGGATTTCCTTGCCTTATTAGCCAACGGAATTGACCCGCAAATTCAAGCTGAAGTTGTTGAGGAACAGCAGCAAATCGCTCTGGACAGTATTTTTTCAACGGTTGCCGCTAACTGGTTCAAGCTCAAACGCAAAAGCGTTACCCCTGATTACGCAAAAGACATTTGGCGCTCACTTGAGAAAGATGTATTCCCTGCCATTGGTGAAACCCCCGTTCAGCAAATCAAAGCCCGTACATTAGTTGAAGCGCTTGAACCAATCAAAGCTCGTGGGGCTCTTGAGACTTTACGTCGACTGGTGCAGCGCATTAACGAGATAATGATTTATGCCGTAAACACTGGTCTAATTGATGCCAACCCAGCGTCAGGTGTCGGAATGGCCTTTGAGAAACCTAAAAAACAAAACATGCCGACGTTGCGGCCTGAAGAATTGCCGAAGCTGATGCGTTCTTTAATAATGTCAAATCTTTCTGTTCCGACTCGCTGTCTCATAGAATGGCAACTTTTGACGTTAGTGCGCCCTTCTGAGGCATCAGGTGCTCGTTGGGCAGAGATAGATCTCGACACTAAACTCTGGACTATTCCAGCCGAACGGATGAAAGCTAAGCGGGAACACATAGTCCCTTTATCTCCTCAGGCATTAGAGATACTTGATGTGATGAAGCCAATCAGCGCCCATCGTGAACATGTTTTTCCGAGTCGGAATGACCCAAAACAACCAATGAATAGCCAGACGGCTAATGCCGCGTTAAAACGTATTGGTTATGGTGGAAAATTAGTTGCGCATGGTTTACGTTCTATAGCTAGTACAGCTCTCAACGAAGCTAATTTTAATTCTGATGTAATCGAGTCTGCGCTAGCACACACAGATAAGAATGAAGTTAGGAAAGCGTACAATCGGTCCATTTATTTGAAACAAAGAGTTGAGCTAATGGACTGGTGGGGTAATTTTGTCAAGATTACTAATAGATACTAAAGGATTACACATGAGCACAGTAAAATCTATCGATACCATTTCTTCATATTTTAACATATCGCCATTAGTTCTTGATCAACTTGATGTTGTTGATGTTTTATTAGAAACAGATACTCTGCTTTTTATTGACCCTATGCTTCTTCCTGAAAGTAAGCATACTGAAATGAGATTAAATGCTCATAATAAATATATATCCACCTTCACAAAAATCATTAAATTAATTAAGGCATCTAAGGAGCAGAAAGACAGTGATGTTGCTTGGAAGGCTGCCAAAAAATTATTTTCATTTTCCGAAATAGGATGGACATGTTTGGGTTATGGCTCATCGGCAAAAGGCTCAGGGTTCGGGCCACACTTAGTAAACACTACCATGAATACTGCCTATCAAATTATCAATATGGATATTGATGACCCTGATTTATTTATGGTCATGTCGTTATTTGAAGAAGGAATTGGAGCTGATAGAATCAGCGACATGACTACAAACATTATATTTGAGTCCTTAGTGGAATTTTCAGAAAGAGTTAATAAAACACTACAAATTCCAACAAAAGAGTTCTCATTTAAAGGAAGTAAATACATCGCCCCACATAATCCTTTAACTAATACACCACTAATACTTGTTCCTAAAGATATTGTTCGTGATTTACCTATATCCACTGACTGGAGCGGCGCAGTCAGTACAATGAAAGAAAATACAGACCTACGAGACAGGATTAATACCAACATTGGCAAACTACTCGCATCAATGACTCAAAAAGAAAAGGCTGAAGCTAAGCGCAGGGCTTTAGAGAAAAAAGAATATTTTGAAGATCTCTTAGAATTAATAAAAGAAGTAGAAAAAGAGCCTTACGATTTCAAAGCTGATAAAAATGGAGAGCTATTTTGGTCAAGGCTTGTATCTTCATTAGATAAGAAATACCCCTTCAACCTTTCGAAATTCAATAAAAAACTAACATTAGATGAAGTTGAAGCTTTAGTTGATGAGATATTAAACCAATTCAAAGATCTAATTGAAAACAAAGGTCTGTGGAAAGAAATGTGGGCAGATGATAAAAAACCACGTAAAGAAAAAGCGGCCCAACGCTTACTTTTTGCTGTCGCATATTCATATTGCAGAGCTAATAACTTGGATATTAGCCCTGAAGCAGACTCTGGTAATGGACCTGTAGACTTCAAAGTTTCGCAAGGTTTCGCTCAGAAAGTTTTAGTAGAAGTTAAGTTATCATCAAATGGTAAATTACTTCATGGATATGAAAAACAATTAGAAATTTATAGAAATGGTGACGATACTGATCGTGCATTTTTCGTAATAGTTGATATTGGTCATTTAGGTGAAAAATACCAAAAGGTTCAACAAGCTAAAATTGCAGCAGTTAATGAAGGTTTCAGAGCCTCAAAGATCATTCATATCGACGCACAACAAAAAGATTCTGCTAGTATTCGTATCTAATAAATAATGGCTCAACGATTAACTTCGTTGAGTCTTTGTTATTTTATACGAGGTAAATATATTTACTAGCCCAGACTTTCTCAAATCCAAAATTATATGTGCACAATGCTCTCCCCCTACAACGCGATCACAGCCAGCTAAATTCATCCACCTACGAAGCTGTCAGTTTTGACGGGCTCGCGCGGACCTATCGCGCCGCCGTACATCAAAGCTAACCCTTTGCCGTGAAGCGCAACATTCTGACCAGCACTTTTATCCCACATCCGCTGCTGAGCCAGCAGGCTTTCAGCCGGTTCATGCAGGACTATCTGGTATTCGATAACGCCTATCTTGAGAAGCGCACCAACCGCCTCGGCGGTATTTTGTCACTGGAACCATCGCTGGCGAAATACACCCCGCGCGGCGTGGATCTGGAAATATACTGGTTTGTGCAACACGGCATGACCAGGCGGCCATATGAGTTCACTAAAGGCAGCATCTTTCACCTGATGGAGCCGGATTTAAACCTGGAAATCTACAGCCTACCGGAATACCTGTCCGCAATTCCTTCCACCCTGCTGAACGAATCCGCCACTCTGTTTCGCCGCAATTATTACATCAACGGCAGCTATGTAGGGTTTATCATGTTCAGGACCGACGCCGCGCAGAATCACGAGGATGTGAACTATATCTGCAAGGCCATGAAAAGCGCCAAAGGGCCTGGCAACTTCCGCAACCTGTTTATGTACTCGCCAAACGGTAAAAAGGACGGCATCCAGATCATCCCGTTCTCAGAAATGACGACAAAGGATAAGTTTCTGAACATCAAGAACGTAAGCCACGATGACATGATTGCTGCGCATCGCGTTCCACCTCAAATGAGGGGGCTCATGCCCAACAATGTTGGTGGATTTGGGGATGTGGAGAAAGCTAGCCGAGTCTTTGTGCGGAATGAACTCATTCCCTTGCAAAAGCGATTTGAAGATTTAAACAAATGGTGCAAACATGATGTGATTAAGTTCACTTCTTATGCTCTATCAAACGAATAATTAGTATTTGGCCGCTTAATTTTCGGCTTTTCTTTTTTTGGTATCATGATATGTTCAATGTTTCGACTTCGCACAGAATCATACCATGAAAAACGACAAAGCATTGGAGTTTTACGAGAAGCTTTATTTTGCTGAAATAGAGAATAAGGATAAGATACACACTCGTGCTCAAGCCGATTTCGGCTTGATGGTCATTACGGTGACCATCCTCACTTATCTAGCCAAAAATACATCATATGAGAACCATTTCATTTTAGCTGTAATAGTATTTTTATTAACTTTTATTTCATTTATTTTAGTGTTACGGTCATCCATTCTATTGAAAGGAGTAATCTGGGGTAATGAATTTAAATATTGCCCGGCTCCCAGAGAAATACATAGTTATCATCAAGACCTTGTTGCTTACGAAACCACCTTTAAAGGCTACTGCAATACAAATGGCCTGACTTATGACAATAGTCATAATCCAGATGATAAATTATGGGAATTCATACACCAGGAAATAAGAGAGTGTGCTAGCTGGAATAGTAATGTTAATGAAGCACGTTCCATCAAATTATATGAATCAACAAAATACCTTGTATGGTCCTGGATACCAATAATCGCTGCAGTTATCATATTCCTATCAGCTGACTTGGATGCAGCATCTCCTCGACAGCAGAACGACACCAAATATCTAATAATTCCACTTGAAAACGTACGGAGAACTTGATGCGACAACCAATACCAGCACCACCACCACCACCGAAACCTCCCGCACGAAGGGTAGTTATTGAAGATGATTCAAAAGCAAAAGAAATTAGACGAGATGAAAAGAGAAACAGAAATGAGCGAGCAAAATAAACCAAAGGGTAATAATGCTGTCCCCCCAGCACCACCACCTAAGCCTCCGAAGCCACCAATAACTCGTTTGGTTCAAGGTAGCTTCAACGACGATCATTCGCAAAGGAAAAGCAAAAATGACAAAAAATGAAAAAACCAACACACCACCACCGCCTCCGGCCCCTTCTAAGCCACCTTCCCGGCAAGCATTCGATCACGATGATACGAAAAAAAGATCCGGAAAATAGGTGTTGAGGCGATTAACGTACTCAATTTGATTACAGCGCCTCAGCAACATCCGCGGGGCGCTTTTTTTTGCAACTTGTCCAATTCCCTAGCAGTTTGAAATGGCTATTTGGCTGAAGCTTTCTCCGCATTTTTTCATTTTAACTCTGTTGAGGGCACTCGTAGCCCCGCCACGCCTGCCCGCTTTATGGAGTGGTTTTCATGCAGTTGCATGATAGGCTCTAAACTGCGCCTTATCTGGTCTGGGAAGTAAAAATGCAAGTGCATAAAGTCATGCGATTTCATGCAGTATAGACATGCACTCAGGCTACATGCATCAAAAAACCCGGCACTGGCCGGGCTTAAGTGAGCTTTTCTGTTCATGTCAGAACAGCTTTCTTTTTTTTCTGTCTTCATGTGATCCTGATACCGGTGCTGAACCGGTCAGACTCATCACGTCGTCCCGGAATCTCAACGGCAATATTTCATTCGTCCACTTCAGCATTAGATTCAGGATAAATTCACGATACAACGTATCTGCATCATTTGTCCCTTCAATAATGCCCGGTATTTGCACTGAGCTATTCCGTTCGAATTGTCTGTACTTCATCCTGAGCAGGCTGCTCAATTCGGAACCGTGGAAAATAAAAAAGTCTCGTAAAAGCTCATCAATACGCTCCTCAGTGATACCATGATGGCAGTTTACATAGGCGTTTGCCTTACGCGCGGTCGCGTCAGCCAGTAGCGGCAGCAACTCTTCTTTTTCAGTAATCAGCCCAGTCAGTTCTGTGGCTGTTTCCTGTTGTTCCAGATATTCAGCCCGAAGAGCTTTCATCTCCGGCGTTACGATGCCGCCGCTCTGGTTAAGCAATTCCCTGAACTGCGCCCGATTGTTTTTGCTGGCCTGCTCAGTTTCGGTCTGATGCTGGCGCAGGGCCCCGAGGTTCTCAATGGCTGCTTCTTCGGCCTGTCTGGCCTCCACCCAGGTCTGCATTTTTTGGTAAAGGTCGATAATTCGGGATTGCCAGTCGGAGGAAAGGCTTTTCGTCAGTTTTTCCGTCTCGCGGGCTATTTCATTTGCAGGCAAATTCATGAGCCAATCCGCATCCTGAAGCGGTTTTTTTGCCCTCGCGAGGAGTGTTAATACGTGTCCGGTTGCGGCCTGAATCTGGTTTTCAGTCAATTGTTGTTCTGCCATATTGTTGTTCCTCCTCATTTTATTGTGCATGGCGGTCTTTAAGGGTACAGGCTGAACCGTAGCGGCCCAGTGTATGCGGCTGACGGACAAGAGAATCGCTCTGTGATTCAGGCTCAGGTGCTGCTGGTTTATGGGGCTTCATAATTATCGTGTCCACACTTTCCAGGGCAGTAAATGTGCAGGAGCATTCAAGATTCTGGCACTGATACCATGAGCGCTTAACCGATGGAGCTTCATAGGCGCTGGTTCTGGCGTGTGCGACCGTGCCACATTCAGGACACTTTAGGGCCATATCAATGCCCTCCTTTTTCATTAAGCCTGTTGAGGCGGGCCAGGAAAACTTTATGTTTTGCCGGGGTGAAAGTGGCTGAAGCATCAGCTCGCATTGATGCATCCACCGTTAATCCGGTTTCGTCGATAATGCTCTTATATGTTGCTGGAATTACAGGAGTACGGATTTCGGATTGTTGGACTACAACGGTGCGTAATATTTTCATTGCCGCCTCAAGCCCGTATGGTGCGCAAAGAAAAGGAGCCAGAGCGTCAGTGAGTGCATCACCATGCTCGCTCATGAAGTTTTCAGTTGCGCTTGTAACACAGCTTTCCAGCACAATCTGGTGAGCATAAAGACCGTCCCGGGCGGCGCAGTTAATCTGCCATTCGAGGAGTGCAAGACGCTCACGAAGATTCTCAAGCTGGCTGGCATATGCTGCCGGTTTTTCTTCAGTACCCAGCAGAGCCGCCAGACGAAGCTGGCTGGTACTTTGCACATTACGTAGTGTCAGCCAGCTTTTTATCGCCGCGCGGTAGTTGTTGAGAGCTTCCTGAGTAATATTTCCAGTATTCATCCCTTCTCTTCCCCTTTAACCATGTCACGCTGTTTAAGCATCCGGGAACGTGCTGCAGGACTAGGTGATTGCCTGGCATCCCGGATGGCTTTATCGTCCGCATAAATGCTGATCCCCGGCAGGGCAATATCATCCGTTGAAGATACGTTACAGGACAGTGCTGGAGTGGTGAGTTGCTCGCCGATAAATTGCTTCAGCACACTTTCAGGGTCGTTTACGGTATGAACCACGCCGATAACGGAAGAAGCGCTTCGCCCCAGAGTCATTTTCAGCAATCCAAGGATCTGAATAAGTTTCTGGCCGTGTTCCTTCATAAACTCATTCCAGAGCCACACTGCATGAGTTTCAATCAGCCGGTTATGTTCGCTGATGTAGCGGTTTGCAGCATCCGCAGTTTTCCAGGGCAGGAATTCATTTTCTGCGGAGTGAGCTTCAAGCAAATCTTCGAACTCATCAAGTGTTTCGCGTCCCAGGGCGATTTCTGCCCGCAGTTTTTTCATTCGTGGCGTCATATTCCCCTGATTCTCACGAAACAGGTTTCGCCATTCATCATTAAGCGCCTGCGTCTCCGTTTTTGTATCTTCCTGACGTTTACGGATAGTTTCAGTCATTGCAGCGGCTTCAGTTTGTATTCGCCGTTCTTCCTGCCAGACAGCTTTTGCTGCTTTAACTTTTTCTACCGCTTCGCGAATTTTCGGTGGGAGGGAGGGTGTAATGTTTGCATCAGGGATCTGGTTAACAGTTGTCATGGCTGCTCCGGTAGTGTTTTGTTGTTGTGTCAATTGTGCCGGTGCCCATACAAGCGCACTACCGATGAGGATTGTGCCAGTGACTGAACAATGACCTTGTTCTGGCTAGCCAGAGAAAGGTGTCATGTCTGATCTTCACCCTTCCTTTAATACATACTATTCACTACTGTTCACTTTCATAAAAGAATAGTAAATACATGTAGTTAAGGAGTGTAGGGTTTAAATCAAAGTGGTCATCTACTGTTCATGACTGTTCACAGAGATAAATTTAAACTTATATTTGTTTTTTATATAAATCGCGATATTTATTTCAGTTTATTACTGGATTTTTACTCCTCACCACTATTCACACGTATTCAACACTATTCAATATACAGTATAAAATGTGTCTTATGTCTGTTTGAAAATTCAACACTTAACCTCTCTACACTCGGTTGCATTTCAGGAAAATATCCATAAAAATGAATCTGTCTGATGCTCATTAAACACATCCGGATAAATGCGGAAGGATGCGGGTAATTTAATTTTTTTAGTCATTAACTTAATTAATACATATGAAGAACTGTTTTTTATGAACGTTTTTTGGCCCTTTTATTATTCCGGTGCTGTCTTCATCCTTATGATGTAACGCCCGGAATGATATGGTCTGGTTCAAACTTGAGCGGCGATCCTGCCTGGTGTAATAGATTTTTTTATTCTTGAAGCTCCTTATTATATTCCATGAAGGAATGATTTGTTTTTGTCCGTTTCATCCGGTTTTTAGCTGTTTTATTTTTTGAGAAATCAATATTTCACTCTAATTAAATAAAGCATGCGCGAGCCGCTTATATGAACATAATAAGGAACTACCTGAATCCGGATGGAATTGTCCGGACTACTGAAAACATATTAGAGAGGTAGCGAGATGCATACTATTTCCGTTTCCACCCCAGCACCAGCTGCTCCGGTGCTCCCGGTTCCGACTCAGCAGGAGCGCTTCATACGATTACCTGAAGTGATGCACCTTTGCGGGCTATCCCGTTCAACCATCTACGACCTTATCAGCCGTGATGCCTTCCCGCAGCAGATCTCCCTGGGTGGAAAAAATGTTGCCTGGGTACAGTCGGAGGTCAATGCATGGATGGCGGCGCGAATTGCAGCCCGCGAGCAAGGAGACCATGCGTGAATCTGGCTTTGCAGTCTCATCTCTTTTTTTGTGGCTTGCGTCCTGGCAACCTTTCCAGTTATAGTTTTTCCGCTGCCGCAAAATCGGCAGCCGGGATTTGCAGCCCGTGTAACTTATTGGCGACACAGCACGCGTCGAGCGTGTTTTTTTATGTCGTTGCTCAGGCACACCTATTTTTCGGGCTGTGGTGCTTACACCGTGGCTCCTGTCAGATAATGGTGGTCCGGGCGGGGCAGCCTTCGGGCTGGCCGGTTTCCAATAAGGCCGGTACTGCAAACCCCGTCCGGGCCATCACCCATGAGATTTGCAGCTCTGGTGGTGGCAATAACCGCTACTTATTGGAGATTGCCCTTATGGCTACGATCCTCGCCCCATCACATCCTCAATTTATATTTGTTTTTGCCGCCGTTCGTCGTGCAGAACGTAAACCACGTATCAGTATGCTGCGTATTGTCGCCAGCGATGAGTATCATGCACGTCTTTCACTGGTCCATGAATATGTGCTTTGCCTTGCTGCTCGCCTGCCTGTCCGGGAGGTGATGTGATGAATCACGCCGCAATCTCTTATGACGATATTGTCCGCCTGAAGCATCTTCGTAACGTGGGGGAGTTTGTCACCGGAATGGCTGTTCTTCAGGATTGCTACGAAAAACCTGCCAGTGCTCAATGTGAACAACTGGTTTCGCTGATTTATCTGATGACAGAACAGCTTGATGGCGTGGTACAGCGTTGCCAGGATGACCTGATGAACATGGAGGTGGTGCAATGAAATCACGCGCTCTTCCACTCCCACTTCGGGTGGCTTTATATCGCCGCGCGGTTGCCTGTGCCTGGATAAGTATCTGCCATCAGCAAAACCGCCACCTGCAGCTCACTCTGGATGAAATTGAAACCGCTATTGCCCGTGAGCTTGAAGGATTTTATCTGCGACAGCACGGGCAAACAAAAGGCATTGAGATCGCCTGCGCCCTGCTTTCAGACCTGATGGAATCCGGCCCTCTAATGTCCTGTCCCGCACTCTCCCAGCTCGGAATAGCCGTAATGGATGAGTTATGCGTCCGTCACATCAAAAAGCCGGTTTTACACTGAGGGAGAACTGCATCATGTCAGGAATGAAAGTCAGTCAGGCCGTGAAGGCTGCCCGCGGTCACTGGGCTCAGATTCTGCCAGCGCTGGGTGTGAACGTACTGAAAAATCGCCATCAGCCTTGTCCGGTCTGTGGCGGTAAAGATCGTTTTCGCTTCGACGATCAGGAAGGACGCGGAACATGGTTCTGCAATCAGTGCGGAGCCGGGGATGGTTTAGCGCTAGTCACCAGGGCACTGAATGTGGATATCAGTGAAGCGGCTGACAGGATACATGGACTGACACATGGTCTGTCTATAGCTAATTCCGAAGTCAGGAAGTTAACCGCCGATACCGATAGCGGGAAAGATGCAGCGGCAGCACTTGCCGCACGACTGCTGCAAGCCTCGCGTGAATCTGCCGGAAACACTTATCTTACACATAAAGGTTTCCCGGAGCATATTTGCCATGAGCTGACTTCAGCTCATAAAACCGGTGGGGTGATGTTCCGCCCCGGTGATTTGATCGTCCCGCTCTATAACGCTGACGGGGTGCTGGTGAATATTCAGCTTATCAGTGGCAATGGTAGCAAGTGTTTTCTTAAAGGAGGTCAGGTTAAGGAGGCCTATCATCTGATAGAAGGGAGCGGGAGTTCAGTAAGAAGGATGTGGATTGCGGAAGGCTACGCCACGGCGCTTACCATTCATCATCTGACAGGAGAAGCCGTCATGGTGGCATTTTCGGCGGTCAACTTTCTTTCTCTGGCCAGCGTTGCCCATAACAAGTATCCGGGATATCAGTTAATTATTGCAGCGGACCGCGATCTGAAGGGTTCAGGCCAGAACAGGGCTGAAGCTGCTGCAAAAGCGTGTCAATGTGACATTGTGCTGCCACCGGTTTTTGGTGACTGGAATGATGCGCTTGCCCATTACGGAGAGGAATCCACCCGGAAGGCAATTCTTGAGGCTTTGAAGCCACATAACGCCAGTCCTTTCGACACGATGAGTGAAGCAGAATTCACAGCGATGAGTGTCAGCGAAAAAGCTCAGAGGGTTCGGGAGCATTACAGGGATGCACTGGCGGTTGATCCGAACGGTCAGCTTTTATCCCGCTATGAGTCTGGAGCGTGGAAAGTGATTTCTCAGTCAGATTTTGCCCGAGATGTCGCAGCCCTTTTTCAGCGCCTCGGTGCACCGTTTTCCTCAGGAAAAATTGCCTCACTGGTGGAAACATTAAAGTTAATTGTTCCGCAGCAGCAAAATCCGGCACGTCATCTGATCGGTTTTCGTAATGGCGTCCTCGATACGCGAACAGGGCTGTTTAGTCCGCACTGTAAAGAGAACTGGCTGCGTACCCTGTGTGAAGTCGATTTCACGCCACCGGTAAATGGGGAAACGCTTGAAACTCATGCCCCGGCATTCTGGCGCTGGCTGGACAGGGCCGCCGGGCACAAGCCAGCAAAACGCGACATTATTCTCGCAGCGCTGTTTATGGTGCTGGCGAACCGCTATGACTGGCAGCTCTTTCTGGAAGTGACTGGCCCTGGCGGAAGTGGCAAAAGTATCCTTGCTGAAATTGCAACGATGCTTGCAGGAGAGGATAACGCCACCTCAGCGACAATTGAAACTCTGGAGTCCCCACGAGAACGTGCGGCTCTGATCGGTTTTTCTCTTATTCGCCTGCCTGATCAGGAGAAATGGAGCGGCGATGGCGCCGGGCTTAAGGCTATAACCGGTGGCGATGCAGTATCTGTGGACCCCAAATATCAGAATGCTTATTCAACACATATTCCGGCGGTTATCCTGGCCGTAAATAATAATCCTATGCGCTTCACTGATCGTAGTGGTGGTGTGTCCCGCCGGAGAGTTATTCTGCATTTTCCTGAGCAGATAGCACCGGAAGAACGCGATCCGCAGCTGAAAGATAAGATTGCACGAGAACTGGCTGTGATTGTTCGCCAGCTCATGCAGCGTTTCAGCGATCCGATGAGCGCCAGAACATTGCTTCAGTCGCAGCAGAATTCTGATGAAGCTCTCACCATCAAGCGTGACGCTGATCCTGCATTTGATTTTTGTGGCTATCTTGAGGCATTACCCGACACCAACGGCATGTTTATGGGGAACGCCAATATTGTCCCGCGCCAGCCACGTACCTACCTTTACCATGCCTATCTCGTATACATGGAGGCTAATGGCTATAAAAATACCCTCAGCCTGACAATGTTTGGCAAAGGGCTACCAGTTATGCTGAAGGAGTACGGGCTACATTATGAGAAGCGGCGAACTAATCAGGGAATGCAGACTAACCTCACTTTAAAAGAAGAGAGTAATGCAGACTGGCTACCCAAGTGCGATGAGCCAACAATAAAATAATTTGCAACTAACCCGGCTGATGCCGGGTTTTGTTTTCGCTGGCGCAAGAATGTAGAGTTATCTGTTCACTCTTCACCATACAGTTAACTTCTATTACCTTGATTTTGAATGATAAAAAACCTAAGTGAACAGTGTGAACAATTTATTTAAAAAAGATTTTTTTTGTTTTTTTGAATATAAAACAACCTATTTAAGGATGATTTTTTTTAAGTTAAATAAGTATTGCACCCCGCTATTGGTATACGTTTAGGTATACCAACAAAGACCATAAAAATAAATACACAATAAAAACAACAATATACTATGCAAGTTCATACTCCGCCAGCCCACCAAAATTCTCCATCGGTGATTACCAGAGTCATCCGATGAAGTC